TAATTGGTTTATATGGTAATAATGCCATAATCGGTAAGGTAATTACTAGTAGGTATTATGGTAATGAGTTTCTTTATACTGTTGCGTTGGATACTCCATTATCATTTAGATGGCGTCCTAATCCAGTATCGGTAGCATTATTATCAGAAAAGGAGATACATTATGCACCATTATAGAAAACTGTATTATATGGTGGTATTATCTGGTTTGTTTTTACTAACATATTGGATAATGAATATCTTTTTTAGTTTAATGTATTATCATTATTACCTGTAGCGTTGTGTGGATACAACGGTATTAGGTTCAATGGCAAGGTATTGTCATTGGAATATGCCATATTGGTTGTGGTGTATTCCAATGCCTGTATAATGGTTTTAAATAAGGCGATGGCGTGTGGGTATGCCTCCACTAGCATGAACCGTGCAAAATGTAGTGCTTCGGCACAGGTCAGTTCCCGATATTCTCCAATTCGGCGGTGGCACCCGTTAGTCCTAGCAGTTTAATTACTGCTAGGAAGCACCTTATTTTGAATAATGTAATAATGAGGTTACATTATTTTTTGTAGTTTTAGTAGTTTAACTCGATTGAAATTTTTGAGAAAGCAATATATTATGAAATTGTTATCAGTAGGTAATCCTAAAACCCTGAAAGGTATGGCGCAAGGCTATAATACCTATATTCTGCATTTAGCACCTGGTTCATTATCAGGTAAAAATACTTGTCCAAAGGCTACGGCAGGTTGTTTATCTGCTTGTTTGAATACGGCAGGTCGTGGCGGTATGTTTAAGCGAGGTGAGAATACCAATACCATTCAGCAGGCTCGTATTCGCAAAACCAATTTATTCTATAATGACCGTGATGCGTTTATGGCTCTATTGGTAAAAGATATTCTATTAGCTATTAAACAGTCTGCCAAAGCAGGTCTGGTGCCTGTTTTTAGATTAAACGGTACTTCCGATATTAGCTGGGAGAAATATCCAGTGAAAATGGGTAATGTATATTACTCCAATATCTTTGAAGCGTTTGGTTATATCCAGTTTTACGATTATACCAAGGTTTTAGGTCGTAAAGTATCAGGCATTAGCAATTACAGTTTGACCTTCTCGGCCGCTGATGGTAATGATTTGGATGTATTGTTGGCAAGAAAAGCAGGTTACAATATCGCTGTGGTGTTTGGTATCAAGAAAACAGAGCCAATGCCTGCTGAGTATATGGGTTTACCAGTATTCAACGGTGATGAGTCCGATTTGCGTTTTCTTGATCCTAAGCAGGTTGTGGTTGGTTTGTATGCCAAAGGTAAGGCGAAGAAGGATACCAGCGGTTTTGTAAAATATCCTAGTTTTGAATTGAAAATAGCTGCGTAAGTTTGAGATAATCGGTGGATTTTAATTCAAATGGTTTATCATTATGAGATAATCCACCGATTGCAGTATTATATCCGTTTTGTATGGAATCATATTCTTTAATAAAATGTGGTTCCATTGTATTAAGGCAGTAATTTTTGTCTTTTGATTGGTAAATTATATCAAAAGTAAAGTTATCAATGCCATATTGGTTAAAAGCTTTATGTAATTGTGGACTGGAATAGCGTTTATGTTGTCTTTTACGCAGTTTCCAATTATTAGTATAACCAATATAGCATTGATTATTTAAGGTGTTGGTAATTTTATAAATTGAATATATCATTATCAATTATGTTAGTTTAGGTTCACTTATTATTTATAAGGAAATAATATGAGCGGTTATAAAAAAGTAAAATTAACGATTGAAATGGTCGTGGAAGATGCCGATAAACTCTCATGGGTAGCGGAATCAATATGGGAGCAATTAAACCGTGGTGAAGATATCACGGATTGGAACTATGAGGTTCTGGAAGGTAATGTGCAACCTATTATAGAGGAATTATATGAGTAAAGCATTTGTGGTATTATCTCATTTAGAGGTAGAACCTAATAACTTTAGTACCGAAGTGGTTAAGGTGTTTAGTGAATATAGTAATGCCAGTAAGTTTGCTAAACTATTAAAGAAGCAGATTAAACCTGGTCAATTACCAGAAATGATTGAAATTGAGGAATTAGATTATGAGTAAGATTATATTAGAAGTAAATAAGAACCAATTGGAATTACTCCATTTGGCATTATGTGAGTATCAGGATGTGGTGTATGATGAAGATAGTCCTTATTATGATGAGCAGGACGCTTCGGACTTTTCTGAATTGCAAGATATGATTGGGAGCATTTAATGAGTATTAGTAATATTGACCGTATGGTAGATGCACTGGTTCGTGATGAAATGAATATGGTGCGTTGTATGGGTTTGGATGAGATGGATTTGTATGTAGAAAATCTTATTCGTGGTCTATTCGAAAAGATGGATAATGACCAGATTGTTGAATTATATGAGGAATTGGCATAATGGTAATGAGTTTTAATCCTAAATGGCGAGATAATGCCATTGATACATTAATCAATGATGATATTGATTCTATTTTTACCATGAAAGGTGAATTTAATGATGAATCAATGATTGCTGAAATGTTATATTCTGGTTTTAAAGGTTATCAAGAATATACCGATGAAGAATTAGAAACAGAATTGCGTGAGCGTGATATTTCAACCGTATTTGGAGAAATTGATGGTTAAGGTAGAAATGACGGAAGACCAATTAGATAGTCTAATTGATATTCTTGAGTATGTTGGTAATTCTGAATATTCTCATTATACAGAATACTTGGAAGAAGGTAACGATGGCAGTAACCATATTTACAGTAAGGTTGCTGAGTTAATGAATCTAAACTGGAGTAAAGTATGACCAAGAGTGAAATTCAAGTTAAATTGAAAATGGCGCAGGACATATTATCAGATGTTTATCATTATGCCTGTGAAAATGGTATTGATTTTGTTGAGCGTAATATGAGCTGCGCTGACGGTTGTATTAGTGAATCATTAGATTGGTTAATTAAGGAATAATATGAGTAATGTTTATGTGGTGAGTTCTACTTACCAAAATGAATTTGAGATGAATCCTAGCGTATTGATTTTGCGTGCCTTTACTGACCGTGAAAAAGCTGAAGCATGGATTGATTCTGAAATTAAACGAGATCCATCTTTTAATGAAGATTATGATGGTTACGAAATTCAAGAGGTAACAGTATATGAATAAATGGGACTTTGTGGTAAGTGAGTTAAAATCCTTGCAACAAGGTTTTGAGGATCATCAGGCGATTACCGAATTGTTTGTGGAACAAAAGCTGTTGTATGGATATAAAATCGTTGATAAAAAGGTATACAAAGCATAAATAGGTGTAGGCCACGATATTACCAGTATCCGCCTACTCTAACATTGTAAAGGAATGCCAGCATGATTATATATCATAATCTCCAAACCGTAGACCAAAACCTATTGCACCAATTGTTTGAATACCATGATGGTGAATTGTATTGGAAAATCAAACCAGCAATTAGAATCAGAAAAGGTGATATTGTTGGTAATGTGCGTGAAGATACTGGTTATCGTGTAGTTTCTTTATTTGATAAGAAATATGCGGTACATCGGTTGATTTTCTTATATCATCACGGTTATATTCCTAAAATGTTGGATCATATTGATGGTAATAAATCAAATAATAGAATTGAAAATTTAAGAGAATGTGATTCGTATCAAAATAATCAAAATGCCAAAAGAAGAAAAGATAATACTTCAGGTATTAAAGGTGTTTACTTGTTGAAAACTGGAAAATATGCCAAAAATAATAAGTGGATGGCATTTTTTAATAGTAACAAAAAAAGAATATATTTGGGAGTATTTGAAAAGAAAGAAGATGCTGAAAATATTATTCGTGAATATAGAGAAAAACACTACGGTGAATTTACTAATCATGGATAGTGTTGTTTGGATACAACACAATTTGAAGTATTGACCAAAGAATCTGTATTAAACCTAACACAAAGCTTGTAGTATTAACCAATGCCTGTATAATGGTACTATAAATTGATGAGGAGTTATTATGTTGAAATTTGAAGGAATTGCCAAAGTAGGCGACATTATAAGAGCGTATGATTTCCGTCCAATGGCAGGTCGTGACGATGCATTTATTGAAGGTGTTGTAGAGCAGGCAAATTGTAATGAACCTGGTTTTAATTGTTTTAAGGTGACGGTCACAGCCGATAAGTTT